GTATGCCAAGAGTCAACGCTTTCTGTGTAGTCGAGTAGTTGTTTATGCTCATCTACAGATAGAACATTTTCTGTGATTAGTATATTGTCTATAGAGTTTCCTACATATTGTTGTGTCATGTGTTAATTATACCATTCTCCCTGTTTATTAAAAGTAGAGCCAGTAAACTGAAACCACATAGCAGAACTGTATCTGTTATTGTCAATAATTTCACGGACTCCATGCAAATAATTTTCATTACCAGGGAAAATGATTAAACTGTTAGGCTTTGGTTTAATCTCTAATCCATGATCTGGGAAGTAAATCTCTCCGCCAGTGTAGTCATCGTTAATATAATAAACTGATGCGATATGGTTTATTTCTGATGATAGTGTGTCTATGTGTGGGACCAAATAGAATCCTTTTACAAATTTAACTATATGCGTCCTTGGTTGACGGTGTGGATTAATGGCTACACCATAAAGATCTGTAGACCTTTTATAAACAATTTCAAATGCTTTACCTAGTATCTCCAAAATTTCTTTTGGCAAATTTTGTGACTCAATAGTTTGAGCCTCCCAAGGTTGCTTTGTCCAAGATTCAGCATTTTTTGCATACTTAAGCAAAATTTCATGCTCATCTTTTGGCAGCACATCTTCTATATACTGGATATTTTCTACAGCATTGCCTATTTTTGCAACATTGGCTAAATATATTTCATCTTTTTCAGAAGGATTTTCAATCATGTATCTATTTTACCATAGTCATCTGGTAGCAGTTTCTTTAGTTCTTTATAGGCCCCTGAAATTTTTTTCATTGAGTGGTAGTGAGGGTATGCTGTTCCGACAACGCCATACTCATCAAAGTATGCAATTTCTGGCTCAATATCACTAACAAACTTATTTAATCCTTCTTGAACCTCATCTATATAGGTGTATGCCCAATCTCTAGAATCTGAAACAAATTTTAAAAATGCTTCATTAGACTGCTCTTGATCTGTCTTGTTTTCATCACTCATGGATTGCTGCATCAACAAAAGGTTTAGGGTGTTTGCAAGAATTACTCTATTTTTCTTTATTTGTACAACATATAAAGAAAGAAAAAGACAGGACAAAAAAGCAAAGATACCAACAAGCGCTGACTCAACCATAGTTCTTACCTCCCATTTGACGAATTTCTGTTGTTGGTCCTACAAATGTAGAGCCAGAGAAAATAAAGGATACCTGAAAAGTATGCCTAAATCCTTTTAAAACTTCTAATACTCCGTGAAGATAGTTTTCGTTACCAGGAAACATGATCAAACTGTTTGGTTTAGGTTTAATTTTTAAATCATAATCTGGAAAAACTATTTCTCCTCCATCATAATCATCATTAGGGTAATACATGCCTATAATGTGTAGATGTTTTTGAGCGTCTGTGTCTACATGGGGTCTCATCTTGCTGCCTCTGCTCCACCTTCTTATAATATAGTCACCCTTAAATTCATCACTTACTTCTATGTCATAATAAGACATGCATTCTAGTCTGGAAGTTTGAAATATTTTTTTTAAAAGTTCAATGATATCTTCTGGAACTGATTCCTTCGGAGTTCTTTCGGTAGTCCACGGCTCTTTTACCCAAGAACTTTCATCATAGTTGTTTAAAAAATTAGATATTTTTTGATATTCTTCATTAGATAGAAAGTTATCTATAGTATGTACATTCTTTGCAGAACTTCCCAACTTATCAACATTTTTTAAATAAATCTCATCTTTTTCTAAATCAAGTTGTTTTCTAAAATCTTCATCATTCATAATTCTTTTCCTCCTTCTCGGACTAACAAGACGATAGCCCCGTTATCCTCCAAAGCCTTCTTTACACGAATCATGTATTCTATTGCTTCTCTTTTCATTTCTACTGTCTCCAGAGACATAAAGTCTTTTTCTTTAGCCTTTACAGTTAAAAAATTATCATTGTCTATGATCTGTAAAGAAAAATTTTTAGGGCAGGTTACAGACCTAAAAGCCCTTTTCATTGCATCAGTATACATATCACTCCATTGTCAAAGACTGCCAAGTTTTGCCCCAGTCAGTCTTGCTCTTATGACTAGAAAACTCTTTAGAAACTTCTCCATTTTCTAAGTATACACCACCCCAGACTCCCCACTCTTTCCCCGAAATTCCGACAGAAAAGCACTCTTTCCTTACTGAGCATGATGAGCACAGGGCATCTATCGCTGGCCTAAGAAGTTCGTCTTCTTCGTACTTGTCAAAAAATAGGTTTGTATCATAGTCTAAGCAGACTGCTACATCTTTCCATTTATGTTTGTTCATTTACTTCACATACTTATCTGGAATTTCCCACCCTTGACTAGAAGGAACAAACTCTTTTTTCATTTGCCACTTATTGTTTTTGTATATTCCAAACTTTGAAAAGTATGCTTTTTCTGATGGAAATGTCTCTACAACAGTCCACCCATCCCAAGACAGTTGCTTGTTGTTGGTTACGATTGATTCCATAACACTTAAAGAATTGATTATCTTCATATTGTTTCCGTTCTGTTGTGTGCTTTGCACAGGTTATGTATACAGCCTTAAAAGTTGTATATGTTTGTATTTATATTGTTTAGTTTTGATAAATGAACAATCTTTGAAACAGGTTCTTTTGGATTAGAAAGAAAAGCAAAATGATTTATATCCTTTATATTTTCTTCTAGCCATTCGGAAGTAACCTTAAAGAACTTAATGTTCTTCTTTCTTGATTTCATTCCTCTTTCAGATAAGTTTGCAAACTCCATAGCCATCATGCTTATGTTGTTTGGCCCTGCAGAATAGATTATAAAATCTTTGTCCTGTTCTTCTAATTCAGAAAGGGCAACGGCCATTGATCTTAGGAATATATTGTAGTTGTTGAAACTACTCGTCCCCTGAACCCCTACTATCATCGTTAATCCCTTCTCTTAGTTTATCCATTATAAACAGCATCTTATCTAATTGTACCCTATCCATGTTGATCGTGTCAACTTCTTCTGCAGACTCTTTGTCAATTGACTGACCATTTATTGGTGCTTTGTAAAATATATTATCTTTAATCCAGTATGCTTGATTGTCCAAGATAATAACCTTTACATTGGTTTTGTCATAATGCTTTTTTGACTGCGTACTGTTTTTTATTTTCCTTGAATATTTTTTGCCCACATTAAACCTATAAAGAAGCATTGACTGGCTGATTATGTTAGTGTTATTTTTATCTCTTGATGCAAAAACATAAGTAAGTAGAACTAATAGGATAGTTACAGTTAGCCCAGCAGCACCATACCAGTTATTCATAAAGTCCTCCAGTATTCATTCTATCACTTTTTTTCTGAAAGAACTCTTATTATTTCTTTGATAACAATTCTCTCACCTTTTGCTAGTGAGTTGACTGCATCTATGTCAAATGACTTTTCTGACAGTTTGACCATAGGGTCTTCAATAGTGACATCCATATCTATAAACCCTTTTTCCCATAACTTCATTGTAGTTTCTGAAAAATAAGATGACATATCTTTGCTTAGCGCTGGATTAATATTTCTTAATATACTCGTTGGTCTATACAGAGGCTCTCCAGTTTCTGTGTCTACTCCAGCAAACTCAAGACCGCCATTATCTACAAGCCTTTGGATTTCCTCATCTTCAAAGTTCATAAGATATTTCCTTTTCTTTTATGTTTGTTGCCCAAATAGGCATTGACATTCTTACACCAGATAAAACCTCGGTGATCTTGTGTACCTCTGTAGACTCAAAAATAACAAGACTTAACTTTTTTGGCTTAATTGTAAGATTTCTATGTGGAAAATTTAAATATCCTCCATCAAAATCCTCATTTAAATAAATAATCCCGCTTCTAAATAAATGCTCTGCACCTTTATGGTTATCTGCATGCTCCGTAAGAATGCTTTCTGGTCCTAACATGAGCATAAAAAGTGATGCTAAATATATCTCTTCACTATCTTTAAAAAAAAGATTACACTCTAGCAAAAATTTATCAGAGTATTTTTTTAATAAATGTAGTACTTCTGGATGATCTGAAAATGTATTTCGTTCTGGTATGTGTGACTCATACCTTAACTTATTCTCAACCCTATGTCTTAAGGGTATATAGAATTTTTTCTTATCTAGGCAGTTATCTTTTATATAACTTGCAAGAGCATCAGCATCTTCTAAAGTTATAAAATTTTCTACTACATTTATTCTAAAATCTGTCATCACTTTCCAGACTTTGCTCTGGCCTTCTTCAAAGCGTCAAAATCTTTAACCTTTGTCTCTCCCATATATCCCCAAGCATGACCATCATTAATCATCTTGTCGTTAATTGAAACTGTGTCTCCATCAAGGTAGACCCAGCCAAGAATGCGACCATATTTTTCAGATGAGTCCATCTTCTCTGTCTTGATAACTACAGACTTAGCACTGTCAATAGCAGCCTTCAAATAAGCCTTTGCTTCTAGTCCTAAGACCTTTTCAGCCTTGTCTGTAGTGCGAGACTCAGGGGTATCAATACCAGCCAGTCTTACTCTTGAACTAAAAGAAATGTCAAACCCTAAATCAATATCGACATCAATGGTATCTCCATCAACGACCTTTGTTACTTTTTTTACATAGTATTCAAACATTATTTTCTCCCCCATTGTATATAGTTCCATCCACGCTCATGTGCGTAGTAGATGAATATTTTAACTACCGTTTCCCAAAACGCAATCGTTACGGAAAGAGCAGCATTTTTTGTTATGACATAGGCAACAGCAACAGAGGAAAGAGTACCCCATATGCG